GCGTTGCCCTTATAAACACCTGTCTGATAAGGGATTCCGAGGTCTTTTAGCACAAAATCCATATCTGTGAAGATGCTCATAGTTTTTGTACCTCCTCCTCAAATTTCTGCTGCATGGTGCTGATGCATTCTTTCCGGGAGGCTGTCTTTGCGGGTTTTAGAAAGGGTTTTGCAGGCTGACCGTGCTTGCCGTATTCAAGAATATTGGCGATCTTGGCATTGCTGCCGCCATCCTTACGAGGTTCGGCAAAACCAACCTTGATATCGTGGTTGCCATCTCCGTTTACCTTTACCGGGGAAAGTCCCAGGGAGCCAACCAACTCGCCGGTGGATCTGGAGTCATATTTCGTATCCGCACCTACCACAGCGGAAAGGTTACCCTGCACTTTTTGCAGCACCACTTCACCGCCGGCTTCCAGAACCGACTCAGCGATAGAATCAAAATCCTTTCCCAAACGAGACAGTTGCAGCAGAAATTCTTCCGGCATTTTTACATCACATTTAGCCAACGGTAGACACCACCTTTTTGGCAAGAACCTCGTTATACATACCCCGGCCTTTTACATCCTCAACAGATGTAATTTCAAATCGGTCGCCGCCGCAGACAATGAACATATCCGTTGTGATTGAGACTCCCGGTATGACCCGGAATCGGAACAGATCCGTAGCTGTCGAGAAAGCCGCCAGATTTGCCCACCGTTGGGACCCATGTCTGCCTTCCCGGTATACCCGGACAGAAGCAACAATGGTGTCCTCAAAGGTGGTGAAACCTGCACTGTCTGCTTTGGTTTTGACAGAAATAATGTCAGCAAAACCATTCATTTTTCCAATACTCATGGTCACACCTTCCATTCTCTGTCGAGGCGCAGAAGCAAATTAACGGTTGTCCAGACCTGCGAAGATGCCTGGACATTATCCGCAAAGAAGCCGCCTGTGCTGCCATCTCTCGACTCATAAAAGTGGGAGGCAAGCATAATGACGGCCTGTTCCGTAGTGGGCGGCATGATGCCGTCACTGTAGGAACCGGCTGGAATGTGTTGATAGCTTTCCGCATAAGAAACGGCGGCAGTGATGAAACCCTGCAAAAGTGCATCATCTGCCGTATGCTCCAGAATCAGATTCTGTTTTACTTTTGTCAGAAGATCATCCATCACTGCCACCTCCTAACTTAAGCTGCCTTCATCTGCAGGACCTTTACGGCCTCGGGCAGAATCAGCTTGCCGTCCACACGCTCCTTGGCCACAAAGCCAATCATGCCGTTACCGGCGAAGAGTTCCTTCAGTTCAGAGAAGGAACGGGTACCACGGTCACCGATGTTGTAATACTTGAAATCACCGAAGGCGATGACAGGCTTACCGGCGGCAATGGTGGGAACATAGGGAGAGGTGTACACGGGGTAGCCAAACAGGCGGTCGGGTTCATCGGCCTGCATGGAGGGCTGCCACAGGAATGCCTGGTTACCGTCCTTCAGCTTCCGCAGGGCAGCGATGGTCTGATCGTTCATGACGAAGACGGCATTCTTGCGGTAGGGCCGCTTCAGAGAGTAAACCAGATTGATGATTTCATCCGCAGTGATAGCGGTAGCGGAGGCAGCAGTCACGCCGACCTCGGCACCGCCGTTGGCAGCGAAAATACCCAGGGGCTTGCCGACACCGTCACCATTGAGGAAGGCATCCTCTTCCGCATTGCCCAGAGCCTTACCGAACTGAGTGATGATGTAGCTTTCCAGATTGAAAGCATTGTCGTACAACAGTTCCTCAGTAACCTTGATGGCAACGTGCAGCTTGTGGGCATCCAACAGGATCTGGTCGAAGGTGGCGTCACCGAAAGTCAGCGCACCGCCTTCCTCGATCCATGCGGCAGCAGGAGTGGTGGCGGCAATGTTGATCTTACGCTCACCGGCAGTGGTGATGCGGCTTGCCAGCTGACGCATGATGTTAGATTCCTTCAGAGCCTGGATCAGCCGACGATCATACTCCTCGGGAACGAGATAACCGCCATCCGCATCCACGCCTTCCTGCAGAACATTGGAGATCCGCTTGAAGTTGGAGCGCATGGCGGTCAGCATATCCTTGGCATAAGCCTCGGAAGCACGGCCAGTCTTGGGCTTCTCAGCGCTAGGGTTGGCATTCATGGGCTGATTGGTGATGGGAGCAGAGGTAGGCTTGGACAGCTGGGCATCCATGGCGGTCATTGCCTCCATGCGCTCAATCTCTGCACCATAGTCCTGGACCTTCTTTTCCATCTGAGCATAGGTCTTGGCATCCTCTTCAGACAGCAGGCCGTCCTTGTCCCGGCGGGCTTCCACAAAAGCCTTTGCAGCTTCCCATGCCTGGTTTCTCTTGTTACGCAGTTCCATAATAGTCATAATGATTACCTCCAATTTTTAATCAGGTTGAGCCGATCCATAAGGTCGTCGGCCTTGGTTTTCTGTTCGTGTGTGGTTTTGGGTTCAATGGCACATTTCTGTGCAATTTTCTCCATGAGGGAATTGACCACTTTGGCCTTGGAAAACAGCATAGACACCGCAGGCGGCTCTACCGGGGTGTTTTCTGCTGCCCGGTTCAGAACACCGTCAGCAAATCCCAGTTCCACGGCCTTGTTGGCATCCATCCAGGTTTCCGCATCCATAAGGTGACTGAGCTTCGCCCGGGACAGGCCGGTCTTAATCTCATAGGCATTGATGATGGAATCCTTGACGCTGTCCAGCATGGTGATGACCTTCTCCATTTCGGCAGCGTTGCCGAAAGCAAACGTCATAGGATTATGGATCATAAGCATGGACACCGGAGACATAAGCACTTTGGTACCTGCCATGGCAATCACGGATGCAGCGGAGGCGGCAATGCCATCAACTTTGACCGTGACGGTGCCGGGATACTCCACCAGCATATTGTAGATTTGGGCCGCAGCCACGCAGTCGCCACCGGGACTGTTGATCCAGACTGTCACATTGCCGGTGCCGGACATCAGTTCATCCTTAAAAACCTGGGGTGTGACATCATCGTCAAACCAGCTTTCCTCGGCGATGGTACCGTTGAGGTGCAGAATCCGTTCCTCCGGGGTCGTCTCCGTCGCTGCCAGATTCGTCCACTTCCAAAACTTCTTCATTGGAATCTTCCTCCTTTCCGCTGTCGTTGGGTGTATTTGCAAAAGTGCCCGCATCTTTCATGGGGAGCATATTGCCATTGATGAGATAGAGGTCGCCGCCTTCTTCCGCAGGAATGCGATCCAGATTCTCCAGTTCCCGGATATCATTGGCGGACATCCATCCATTCTGGCGACCGATAGCATAGCCGTTCATACGGCTCTGATAGTCGCCCCGGAGCAGTCCTTCCAGATTGAACTTCACAAAATACTGATTCTTTTCCTCAAAAGACAGCAGACTTCGCTGAATGCTCTGCTCCCACCGAACCACCCAGGGGTCCAGGGTGTATTTCACAAATTCCAAACTCTGCTGCTCAATATTAGAAAAGCTCGACTTTTCCAGGTCGCCAACCATATGGGGCGGCACTCGGAAAATTCGAGCAATTTCATTGATTTGGAATTTTCTGGTTTCCAGGAACTGAGCCTGTTCCGGTGAGATGGAGATGGGGGTATATTTCATCCCTTCCTCCAGCACGGCCACCTTATTGGAATTGCCGCTACCGCCGAATGCTGACTGCCAGCTTTCCCGGACACGTTGGGGATCTTTGATGGTGCCAGGGTGTTCCAGGATGCCGCCGGGGGTAGCGCCGTTGGCGAAGAACTTAGCACCGTACTCCTCACAGGCGATAGCCATGCCGATGGCATTCTTCGCCATGGCGATGGGGCTGTAGCCCACGAGACCATCAAAGCCAAGACCGGGAATGTGCAGCACATCGGTCGGCTGTAACGTCACGGCATACTCCTTATTCTTGATCGCCTCATCCGGGCCACGGTAGTAGGTGTAATAAAGCCGCCCATGATCGTCCCGATCTACACTCATGCGGTTGGGCATAAGCGGATACAGGGCAATGACCTCATTTTTACCGTTGCGGATCACCTGGGCATAGGCATTGCCCCAAAGGAGAAGATGGGTCATAAGGGTTTCCCGGAACACAAAGGAACTCATTTCCGGGTTCGGTTCATCATGGAGCAGTCGGTACAGCGGGTGGTTAATGGCTTTCTCCTTACCGCCGTCTCCGTTATAGCGATACAGATGGAGCGGCAATCCCGCCACCGCTTCTGCGAGAATGCGGACACAGGAATAAACGGCTGTCATTTGCATGGCAGATCGTTCTGTGACAGTCTTTCCGGATGTGGTCGAACCAAGATAAAAGGTGTAACCACTTCCTGCTGTTCTGTTTTGAGGCTTATCCCTGGATCTGAAAATACTTGTAAACAGGTCCATAAGAAATCACTCCTTAATTCTATTTATGCAAAAAACATTGACATTTGGGTCTAAAAAGCGTATTCTTGTAACGGAATCAAAGAACCATATGGTTTTTGTGGGGGGAACGTTAATGACGTTGCCCCCATTTTCTTTGTCATAAAAACAAAATGCCTCGGTCATCATAGACCGAAGCACCGGTATCATTTCCACAGCGGATCGCCCGGTCCAGAGCCATGATCGTGGCCACGGCACCGTCAATCTTCTCTGTGGATTTTTCTTTGTCGGGTTTAATGTTTCCGGCAGGGTCCGTTCGGATGAAGATGTTATCCATCATCCACCGCAGAACCGGGTGACCACCATGGGCGATCCGTTCCTCCAGCACCAGCTTCATCAGTTCCTTAGTAGGCGGGGACATATCCTTGAAGCCCTGTCCGAAGGGAACAACCGTGAAGCCCATACCTTCCAGGTTCTGCACCATCTGTACAGCACCCCAACGGTCAAAGGCAATTTCCCGGATGTTATACCGTTCCCCAAGGGACTCAATGAACTTCTCAATGTAACCATAATGCAGGACATTACCCTCAGTGGTTTGAAGGTATCCCTGCCGCTCCCATACATCGTAAGGAACATGATCCCGGCGAACTCGGAGTTCCAGGTTCTCTTCCGGAATCCAGAAATATGGCAACACCACATATTTATCATCTTCATCGGTGGGAGGAAAGACCAACACAAAGGCTGTGATGTCCGTGGTGGAAGAAAGGTCCAAGCCACCATAACAGACACGGCCTTCCAGATCGTCTTCACTGACAGCAAATACACATTTGTCCCAAAGGTGCATAGGCATCCAGCGGACGGCCTGCTTGACCCATTGGTTCAGGCGGAGCTGGCGGAATGCATTCTCTTCGCCAGGGTTCTGCTTGGCAGATTCGCAGGCATCCCGAACTTTGTCGATGCCCACTGTGATCCCCAAAGAGGGGTTTGCCTTCTTCCAGGTCTTTGGATCTGTCCAATCATCTGCCTCATCGGCACCGTAGATCACCGGGTAAAAGGTGTGGTCAATTTTCCGGCCCTCAATCAGATCCTTTGCTTTCTGATGAATCTCATAGCAAATGGATTTCTGATCATTACCGGCTGTGGTGATGAGAAAGTAAAGGGGCTGCATACGGGCATCGCCGGAACCTTTGGTCATAACATCAAACAGCTTTCTATTCGGCTGCGTATGGAGTTCATCAAAGACCACACCGTGGGTATTAAAGCCATGTTTGTTACCAACATCAGCGGATAGCACCTGGTAGACACTTCCCGTTGGCTGATAAATGAGCCGCTTCTGGGAATCCAGGATTTTGACGCGCTTGCTGAGTGCCGGACACATACGGACCATATCAGCCGCCACATTGAAAACGATAGATGCCTGCTGACGATCCGCGGCACAGCCATAGACCTCGGCTCGTTCTTCATTGTCACCACAGGTGAGAAGCAAGGCCACGGCGGCTGCCAGCTCCGACTTGCCCTGTTTCTTGGGAATCTCAATGTAAGCGGTATTAAACTGCCGATAGC